AAAAGATAAGTAAGCGGAGCAACTATACCCCCGCTTTTGTAAGATGAAATTCCTGTCGTGCCTGTAAAACCTGCAAGCCAAAAAGAATTTGTCGCCATAGTCAAAGTCGCGTAGACAGTGAAATACGAAGTATCTGACGGTGGGAATATTCCTGTAGCGTTCTGAATACAGACATACATATTTTCTTCATTCGACATTAATTCTGTAATAGACCCGAAATTACTTGTCGGCCTTGCGGCGGTATAAGCCGAAGTTTCCGTCACTTGCCACTGAAATGTTGAATCAGTTAATCCACCTAAATCTAAAACTTTATGATCTGTATATAAACCTTGAATCGCTGTCTGTATAAGACTTGCTGAATTCTTTGATGATGTCGCATTGGCAAGAGAGATAGTAATGTGATCGCCTTGAATTGAAACACTTAAATCATCCGTTGTGTTGGATTGAATTGTTATAATCGCTTTTGTACCTTCCCAACTTCCATAAGGGCAATTTATGTAAAGTATTCTACCTCCTCCGAAATCAAATTCAGCCCAGTTCCCTACGGGTATTGCAATAGCACCAACGGTGTAGCTTGTTCCAACATCGTAAGGGCTTAAAGATTGCGCGGCTCGATAAACTGTGAATATTTTATTGTTGACTTCCAGCGTACCAACAACTCCAGAGATATAAATTCTCTGTGCAAAATTTATATGATGATTTGGGATTGTCACCGCACCAATAGCTGATATATCGCTTATGGCTTTCGCAATCGTAGTTATCTTTGCAACGTCGCCAGTCCCGATATATTTCTTGTTGACAAGAATAAAGGTTGAAGCTGACAGTCTCAATAGCGAAGTCGGTGCATAAGATTTGTGCCAGATATATAATTCATCCGCGCTCTGTGTATCAACATCTAGGGCGAATAAATCAGCTTCAAGATAAGGCGTTGGGATTTCATAAGCTAAATCAGTTGCACCATTTGTCAATGCCCAATAACCAGAAGCTATATCCGTTGCTAAAGTTCCCGAAGCATGAGCCACTATGCACCGATAGTAATCTACACCGTCCGTCACAAGGTCGCCGCAGTTGTAACTATAATCAGTTATCCACGTAGAGTAAGACGTTACGATCTGCCCATTGTTAATGTAGAATCGAATGTACTTATCTCCGAATTCAAGTTGATAAGATTGAGAAGTTGAAAACGAAAAAGGAACTATCCTGCATTTCTTAGTTGGATATTTTGCAGGACATACGTAATACGTTCCAGGGAATTTCTTTGCTCCGCCTTCAACTAAAGGATAGGCGTTTTCAAGAACCTTGCATCCAGCGTGATACTTTGATACGTCATCACGGAAATCTATAAGCTCTGAAAGTTCGCCCGAATTTAATGAATTTACAATGGGATAAATTTTATTACCCGCCATTTACCACCACCTGCCAGCATCAATCCAAGAATGACTCCCTGCCTCGTTTTCCAAATAGTCCATTGATTCGTTTTGAGCCTGTGCCGAATTCAAAGCCATTTGATATTCACCTTGACACATTTCAAATTTCTTTTTATCTTCGGTAATCGGAATTGAAATTTCCTGTGATAGCCGCCAACAAAAACAGTTCACAAATCCCGGCATTAATTTACTGTAATCGGTAATCAATCTGATATAGTTAATCATTACCGGCTGTGAATTATATGAACCGTCATAGTCAATTAAAACATATTTTGCACCGTCCGAAAGAGTTTCTACAACATAAGGAAATCCAGAAGGCGCAAGAGGCGGGTCATTTTTATTGTACCACCCCTGACCGTTTACCCAATACCATTCCAATCGGTTCGGTGGTCGCTTGTGAGGCTTCACAAATCGCAAAAAATCGGCAGGTAACGCCCATGCGTAATTGTACCCGTAAAGAGGCGTTGTAGTGCTTAACGAAAGAGAGGTTCTTGTCTTAGCGAACTTCCAGTCCCGTTCTGATAGGACTTCCTGAAACACAGCGTCCCATACTGCCTTAACTTTGATAGCGTTCGCGCTCTGTTCTGTAATACTCGCTATTGTGTTTTTTGCACCTATCCTGCCTAGCGATATATTCGCCAGTTGAACTTGACTGTAATTCACGGCTATCCCCTGTTAAACGACTGCTGTTTTCTTCCCGCAGGTCATATTGTGACCGCGTAACTGCGCCGCTGTCTCGAATTCAGTACCGCATTTCGGACATACGAATTCAGAGACTTCGCTTTCTGGTTTCTCAAACTGATTCTTGTACTGCCGGAAATCAAACAGATTATCGAATCCTTCTTTTTCCATTTCCTTGATTTCTGCTTCTCTTGCCTGAATTCGTTTCTGTTCAGCTTCCAAAGCGACTTTACGATCTTCCGGCTTCAAATGGAAATGAATAGCGACTTCGCTTTCAATATCCAGTTTTTCCTCAATGTCGCCCGGACGGTAATGAATACACTTTGTGCTGTCGAATACCTGTTTCCTGCATGTTGCTGTGACGATTTTTCCCATAACTTTTCCTTTCGTTTTTATTAGGCAGAGAGGTTTGGCCTGAACCCCTCTGCCTTTTTTAATTACTGTTCACCGCCTGTCATCGGCCCGTACCATGATATAATAGTACCGGCTGTTGCCGAACCACCGGTTAAATTCGCATAAAACCGGTTGAATTCCAATACCTGATAAGGATTAACAGGTATGAAATAGCAAGCTCCAATGACCTGCAACTGCGCCAATGTTAAAGTGCGACTTGCGATTGCCGAAGTAGAACCGGCAGATGATGTCGCCGCTGTGCAAGCTCCGAATGTAACACTTGTCGGCCCCGCAAAAGAAGACATAACCTGAATCTTCAATCCCCACGGAACCCCACCGTTGCCTACCATTTCGGGAGGATTTGTATAGCCTTTTTCCGTAAGACTCGGAAACTGCGACACGTAGGGATAGCTCGAAGCCGAACCCGGCGCGCCGAAATCAAGTTCCACGTTGCTGTACTGGCTGCCAGCAGAGCAACAACTATCACCGTAAACACTACCGGACACGGATATAGGCCCGAACGCGGTTGACCCTGTACCATGAATAAATAATACTGAATCTGTTATCATAGTTGCACCCCCTTATGAAACAGCGGTCTCGGTCGTCTGACCGGGAACGCCTAAGATCATTTCAGAGGTAAGAACAGGGATGTTCTGGAACCTCGTTACGCTTCTTCCGAATACGTCACCCGTATCCTGATTCTGCGTGAAATAAGTGTTAAGTTTCTGACTGACTGAACGAATGTCAATCTGTGTCTTGATCGCGCGGTTCACAAACAGAACCGTACCCGGAGCCTCGCCTTTGCCCGGCAACCAGTTCTTCGCCTGAATGAAAATGTTTTCATCGAAGTTATTGGCTGACAGCGCAACGGAATTGATATTCGCAATTCTCTGAACACAGCGTTCATCAAGAATCTGAATACCCAAAGCCCAACGAATATACGTGCGAAGAACCTGATACATACGTATCAGTCCATCAGTGCCGGTAATTTCTTTTGTGGTCTCGCCCAAATCCTGAATGTGCAAACCACCGGCGAGGTTTTTCGGGAAAATCCCGTAAACCTTTTCCGGCCCCAGTTCCATGAAATAAGCACTGGTCATGTAACCGGTAGAAGCTCCGCCGTTCCATACGTTCGGAACCCAGTCGGAAAGACCGTTAGGAACCGATGTAAGGTTGTTGAATCTGGTTGCCATTCCCTTGAATGAACCCGGCTCATAGGCAGGATTGCCGTACCACAAAACTGTTTCCAGTTTCTTTTCGAGGCCCACAAGATGATTTTTGATCTTATTGGCTCTCCATTTGTTCGGCTCATTCTGAACTTCCCACATTTCCTTATCCACTTCGACATAATCTGCGAACAGACCAATCTCGTCACGGACAGGAACATCTTTGGAAGCTGTTGCCAGAATACCGCTGTTAAACCGTCTTGTACCCGGTGACGGCAAATAATCCGTCCTGTTTCCTAAATTGGACAGGATTTCATTCGACGCGACCATAGGAAGAATCTTTAAAAAAGGAATCTCCCTGTCCATGATTCGCGCTATCTCAAGCAGTAGGGCGTTTGACGCTTGAGAGGTATAATCCTGTACTACATCGAGAAGACTGTACCACCCTAATACTGACTGTTGTGTTGACATTTTCTATCTCTCCTTCAACGGGAGACTACCTGCCTGTTGGAGAAGGTGGACTATTCGGGAACCAATCACCGGCCCCGCCTTTGCCTTTCATCGGCCCACCGGTAACTCCGGTAAGGCTTGTATCTTCTCCCGTTAACTTTGCAATGTTAAGTAAAAATTTTGTCAATGCGTAACGATTCGCTGATGTTTCTCCTGTGAAAGCCTTGTCAAAATCCTTTGCTTCTTCGGGGAACCCTTCGCTATGCTTTGTCCACATCCGCTTTGCCAGTTCAACACCGGCTTCGTACTTGTCGCCCAGTTCGGTTTTGAGTTTTTCTGCACTCGACTGAATTTCCTTCTGGATATTGGCATTGTGAGTTTCAACAAGTTTCTGCAACGTTCCGTTCCATTCCTTGCTTAATTCCTTTGCCATATCTTTCGGCATCCCCAGTTTGTGAAAAGTATCACGCCATTGCTTATTCCATTCAGCGGCGTTCTTGTCTTCACCTTCGAGTTCGTACTCTTCCGATTTATCCGGTCGTCCAAGTGCTTTGTAAAAAACATTCTTGTCCTCTTCTGTTGCGTTTTCGGGAAGTCGTGGAATATAATTTTCCATCTTCTTCTCTAAGTCTGTGGCTTTCTGCACCGTTGCCTTGTGTTCCGTATGTAGTTTTTTTACACCTTCCCACAATTCTGTTTTTGATTTGTACGGCGCGAATGCCTCATGGCTCCTATCAGCTTCGGGCAATTCTGTCTTCCAACCTATGTTCCCGCTATCGCCGCTTCCTCCACCGACATTTTGGGTATTGTCTTCCATTTTAAAATTCCTTTCTTAAAGTTATTTTCCGTTAGGTGATTCCGGGCTGTTCGGAAAGAATTTATTTTTCTTTTTCTTCTTTTCCTTCATAGCCCAATTTCTAAATTCTTCTTCATGCGAAAGAGCAGCAGGACTTGACTTGTTGCCCTTTCCTCCGCCTTTTTCAGCACCCATGCCTGTTGATGTACCCATTTATCCCTCCGCTTCAAATCCTAAAAAGTCATAACAATAATGCTTCAACCTGCAACCAAAATCCGCCCACAACTTAAAACCGCTTTTCTTTGCCCTCAACGATAACGCCCAGTCATTTTCATAAGCACGTCTATCTTCAATGATAGGAAGAGAAAAGCCATAGTGAGTCTCGCCAGGATAAGCGGGATTTTCATAAGCGAGTTCAGGGTAATCAATAATCATCTTTTCCAAAACTTCCCGCTTGATCAGCATGGTATGACCGGGACAAAACAGTTGTTCATAAACTCCCCTTGATTCGTAATTTCTATTCCACTCTTCCGCTGATTCAAAGGGATTAGCCGGTTCAACTCTTAAAATCCACGGCTTCCGATAAATCCCCGAAATAATATCCTTGTCTGCGTTTACAAGCCTGGCAATCGTATCAACAGGATAAATCATATCGTCTGCCGCCAAGAACAAATGCGTACAATCAAACTTGATCGTAT